GTTGCAGTTGGGTATCCAAGATAGAGCATTCGAGATGCCTGATATCCCTGTGGTAGTCGCAGAATTGAGGCAATTCGAGTACAAGATTAGTCCAAGCAGGAATGTTATCTATGGTGCGCCTGACGGTGCGCATGATGATTGTGTGATTAGCTTAGCGCTTGTTTGGTTCGCTGTACAATCAGGAATGTTTGGCATAGTAGACGAAGAAGCGATTAATGCTATGATAAGGTATGCAGGATAGATTATGAATTTCTGGAGTAAATGTATGGTTGCCACACAAGATACAGTTCAAGCATGGAAACGTGTCTTTCAAGATCCGTCAAGCATCTACACACCTAGTACCTTCAGAGATTATGCGCCATCATATGATCTCTTGTGGTACTACTATAGTAACCAGATGTTTGACAGGTATAACAAGCTATCGCAGGACTATGTAGGCAGATACGGCTTGTATCGTGGCATGCGCTTTATCGAAAATCCTGTTCAAGCACTGGTTGACTTCTATGCAGGACAGGTATACCCTGGTCAACTCACTGAAGATGGCAGTGAGCTTCCAGAAGGCATACAGAGTGCTATCCCGTTCAGCAAAGACACGCCCAATCCTCTCAAATCCGCCGTTGCGCAAATATGGCAGTGGAGCAATTGGCAAACGAAGAAGAGCGTAGAAGTACGCTATGGTGCTGCATTAGGAGATGCTTTTGTAGAAGTTGTGGATGATGTAGAAGCAGGTATCGTCTATCTAGATGTGCTATGGCCCGGGTTTATCTGTGATCTCAAATTGGACAATAGAGGAAATGTAAAAGCATATGTGATGGAATATCGAGTGGAAGAGAGAGAGATTGATGAAAGAGGTGTGTATCAAATAACTGAGACGTATATGTATCGTAAAGTGGTAGATCAAGATGGTATTAGTATCTACCATGATGATCAATTGGTAAGTGCTACACCTAACATCTACGGTTTTGCTCCTGGTGTATGGATCAAACACAGCGATCGAGGGACGGATCACGGCGCATGTGCGTTCGCTGGTAGCATGTCAAGGGTAGACGAACTCAATAGCACAATCTCGATAGTCAATGACCACATCAAGAAGGCCATGCAAAACCCACGCCTGATATCTACAAAGACACCTTCCTCTATCAGGCAATACTTTGACAATGACAAGAGACCTGCAAATACTGAGACACCAGCCTCAAATGCCAACCAAGAAGAAGCTCTCATCATGACAGCGCCAGAGGATACAAAAGTACAATCTCTGCTCGGAGATCTCAATATTGCGGATGCTGGTAAGGAGATTGACAGGCAAGAGCGCATAATTGAGAAAGCTCATCCTGAGATCAACTTCTACCAGATGCTCAGAGAGATGACCCAACTCACCGGGCCTGCAGCAGACCGGATCATTGGAGATGCAAAGGCAAAGTACTTTGAGGCCGCGTCCAACTATGATACGGCTAACATCAAGCTCTTTCAGATGTCTGTAGCTATAGCTGGGATGAGGTTAGCAGAGGGAGCTGGTGGATGGGCGCAAAGAACCAACCAGCAACAGAAGTTCGGGCCGTATGGTCTCGAGTCATACAAGCAAGGCAAGCTCGACATGGCTATCGTGCCACGCCCCCTACTCACACCTACGCGGACAGAGCAAGCACAGGAGAAACAGACGATATGGCAAGCAGTAAAGACTGCCATAGATGCCGGTGTGCCACTTGAGTCTGCTGCAGAGGACATAGCAGGGCTCACACCTGATCAGATAGCCAAGCTCATGCAAGCCAAACAGAAAGCAGATTTAGAACGTGAGGCACAAATTAAACGTGCGCAGACCTTTATGCAAGAGGATGCTGTACCTGTGCAAAATCAATGAAAGGATACAATTCCATGGACAAAGAGTTAAAAGCCAAGATTGGAGAGCCACTCGACTTCACCGACGAAGAGCTAGATCAGATGGCAGAGATCAACCCGTCTGATCTCAAGGTTGCTGTCAAGCTTTGGGAGAATGCAGCACCCGATCCATTCAAGAAGCTTCTAGAGGCTACAGTAGAAAAAGATGTCTAGCGTCCCTTTTGCGTACAATGCGCGTGCTAGGCGTTATCGAAACATAGAGACAGGCCGTTTTGTCTCGGTCAAGGTTGTCAGAGCGGCTGTGGATACGGTTATACGTGTCGAGGCCGTCAAGCTCAAAGCTCTAGCTTTCAAGCTCAACAAAGGCGAGATCAACTTTGCTGAGTGGCAATTGCAGAGTATGGCTCAAATCAAAGCTCTACATGTCAGCATGGGTCTAGCGGCTAATGGAGGGCTCAAGAATGCTAGCCAGTCAGACCTGGGCTACATCGGGAGCTTGGTGAAGGAACAGTACAAGTTTTTTCGCAACATGGTCAAAGACATTCGGCAAGGGAAGCAATCGCTCGATGGTAGCCTGCTAGCACGTGTGGGATTGTATGCTCAGGCCTCTAGGGGAACATACGAGAAAGCAGTAGAACGAGCTGCTAAGAGCGCTGGGGCTACAGAGTCAAAATCAGAGCTAGGGGTTGCTGATCATTGTGCACAATGCGTATCAGAGGCAAGTCGTGGGTGGGTTGCAATTGGGTCACTCATCCCAATTGGAGAGAGAACATGCTTGCAGAATTGCCACTGCATGATCGTGTATCGATAAATAGAAAGTGAGAATGAATGAAAAAGACGAATAAGGGCAAGAAAACGAAAGGGAAAGGCGGATATTGATGAGCAGCATGAATGATCGATTTGGGCGTCCGCTCCGCATAAGCACAGTAGAAGTTCCTATGGGACACAACAAGAAAGGCTCTAGCGTCGTTGTTCGCGATGCTGAAACAGGTGAAGTTGTTCACGGCATTAAGCGTATTGTCATCACACTAGAGCTTAAGGCTATTAATGAAGCTAAAATAACCTACTTTGATACTATTAGTGAAGAAGGTGAACCTAAGTTTAAAACGGCAACTGTTCAAAATGTGATAGTGGATGATATATGTGCTAATGAGGTGACTAAATGAAACCGATACCAAGGACAGCACTCACGATAGCTAATGTCGTCTCGCTCGTTGCCGCTGTGTACTATTTCTGGCCAGGCTTTGAGCATGTTGGTACAAGTGGCACCGGATCGCAGCCGACGTTGGGCGCACTCTGCACGGCGATATTCCTGATCGTGTTCTTGACAGCCGCGCAGCTCACATCAAAACATCCATAGGAGTTGAATTAATGTTCACAATAGGGTTACATGCCACGTCGCTATTAATATGGGGTATAGCTATCCACCTGTTTTGTGATTGGATCTTGCAAAATGACTATTTAGCCACGTATAAAGTATCGCTCTTGCATCCTGCATCTTGGATACATAGTGGTATCCACTTCCTAGGCTTGCTGCTCATCTTCCAGTGGTGGGTAGCCCTCATCATCGCTATTATCCATCTGCTCATAGATACCCGCGTGCCTTTGAAGTGGTGGAGGAACTTCTACAGGCAGACTCAGGGAGGACCTGTAGCCTTACACGTACAAATTTGGAGTGACCAAGTGGCACATGTCACAGTATTGGCTATAGCTGCATTGCTAGTAGGAGGACTGAAGTGAGCAAGAAGCAGCAGAAGTATGTGATGACAGGCAAAATGAAGGATGGCAGTTCAGCACCGTCTGGGGGTGTCATCAAAACCAAGAATGGACATGCTGTGAAGAAGTCCAGTCCAAAGAAAAGTAAATGAATATTCTGTCATACTCTTGACAAAACATAGGAAGGTTAGGTAATATGAATCCAACGACCACAAATACCGATCCGTCTCATGGAGACCAGACCGGTACACCTCCGGCTCATGGAGCCAACTCTCAATCACAAGGTGATAAGAGTCCTACCAAACAACCCACACTCGAAGAGTTACAGGCGCAACTCGCCGCTTCTGAAGCCGAAAAAGCCAAGTTCCTTGCTGACAATCTGAAATATCGTGAAAAGCAGCGAGAACAAGCAGAAGCAGCTAAAGCCAAAGAAGCCCTAGACAAAGCAGCAGAAGAGAAGCTGTTACAAGAGCAAAATCAGCACAAAGAGCTTGCAGAGAAGCGTAAAGCTGAGATCGACAAACTCCAAGCTGAAATAGCTCAACGTGATAGCGAGATTGCCAAGCGAGACTACGAGGCACTCAGAGCAAAGGTAGCCACCAAGCACAATCTAGCACCTGAGCTTGCAATGCGTCTCGTAGGCACAACTGAAGACGAATTAGACGTAGACGCTGCTGCTCTCAAGAAGATTACGGGCGAGTCGCAAAAAGGCGCACCTGGGAACGGACCAAATCCAAAACCAGCAGGCGCACCCTCTATCGAACAACGAGAAAAAGACGAAACAGAACGTTTACGCCGCTCTGGTAGGTATGGCACCATAGGATAGCAACTGAGCGGCATGACAGGAGTAGTTCATGACCGCTATAACACGAAGCGGAGTATCCCTAGCCACTCTCACCCCGGGGCCTGAGTGTAGCATTTCTGGCTATCTTGCAGGTGAGGCCCTCACTGCGGGTGATGCTTGCTACATCAAGACATCTGATACCAAGGTCTACAAATCGAAAGGGTTAGGGCTCTCCGCGCCTGACGCACCTGCTCTAGCTGCTGCCCTCTCAGGCGGCACAATCAACGATGGCGCGTATGGAGTCAGGATCACCTATGTGAGCGCCAATGGTGAAAGCGTGGCCTCAGAAGCAAGCCACATCGTTACTAAATCCACTAGTGCCAACCAATCCACTCTCACCGTCACATCACCGGCAGCGGCTGGCTCCGGTGGGAACGCAGCAACCAAGTACAAGGTGTACATCACTGCCAAGAATGGTGGCCCGTACAAGCTCCAAAACACAACAGGCACCAACATTGGTACAGACTTCACACTGTCCGCACCACCTGCTACCGATACAGCAGTCCCTCCCACAACGAACACGACGGGAGCAGTTGTCTCACGTGTGGATGGGTTTGTGACTAAGGACTACCTCGTAAGCAGGCCATGTACCTTGTTCGCCAACGTTGAGTTCAACTATGGCACGTCCCTTTCACCCGGTACGCCGCTTTACCTAGATGACACCACAGCAGGTGCTCTCAACGATACCGCAACAGCTCTAGGCACGTCTGTAGTGGGCATCGTCACAACCGCTACTACTGTTCTCGTTCAGCGTAGCTATTAGCTCGCAATAGCAAAGAAAAGGAGCAAATAGCCATGGCAGACCAACACGGCACAATGAGTGTATTCGATACACTCGGAGCGCGTAGAATAGCGGCTGGGGACCTGATCGGTATCTACGATCCTGCTACGATCTATGAGCAGGTCCAGGTCTATCTGCGAGCCCACAACAACCTCATGAACATGATGGAAAACGATTTGTTCACTAGCACCACAGACCGCTTCTACACCTGGGGGAATGTGAACACCGTCAGCATGATGAGGGCAGACGAGTTCAGCAGGCCACGCGCGAGCAAGATGGTAGTCGATCCTACCGAGGGCGGCTATCCACTTGAGAAGTATCAAGCAGCCTACCAAGTCACTCAGGAGTTCATGGACAACAAAACCATGGGCGACTTGGATACTCTCATCTCTGGCATCGCCAATGCAGACGTGACCAATAGGTTAGTCACTCTTAGGGACGTGTTGTTCAATCCTACAAACAATACGAACTATAAGGACATCTCAACTGATAGCTACACACTCAAGATACGAGCCTTCTTGAATGCTGATAGCACGTACATCCCAAACAACAAGTATGGTGTCACGTTTGATCCTGCTACCCATACCCATTTCTTAGGCACAAGTAGCTTTGCTGCTGCAGACCTTCTAGCACAAATCAAGACCGTCCAGGAGCACTATCCTGAGCTTCCACCTAGCATTCGTGTCTATGCGAACGGCGCGCAAGAGCAGACCATACGAGGCTTCACAGGCTTCTATCCATACTGGGACAGGCGCATTGATCCCGGCGCTAATACCGCACGGGCCATCGGCGATCTTGATCTGACAAACACCGTTGATCGACCTATTGGCGTGTTCGATGCTGCTCAGATCTGGATTAAGCCATGGATGCCTGCAGGCTACACGTTTGCCTTCCATCCCAACGCGCCTAAGCCTCTCAAACGTCGTGTACGCCCAATGGCTGGTGGAATGCGTGGAGATCTTCGCATTGTCGCCCAGCTACCTCTGTACCCTCTCTTTGCTGAGATGATGGAACGTGAGGAAGGCTTTGGTGTGTGGGAACGCACGAATGGATGTGCTTTGAAGTGTGACAACGCAACATATAGTGCACCAAGTGCATGGAGTCTCTAAACATGACAGAGAAGAAAACAAATGAGGGGACAGTAGAGGTAGTAAACTTGCCCTTCATCTCTGGAAAGAGCCCAGAGATAGTAAACCTTCCCAAAGGAGCGCCGCCCATTGTCCCTAGTCCTCCTGTGGAAGAGGAAAAGCCCGTGCGAGCTACTGACAAGACCGTCAAGGGTGGTCGGTACCTAGTTGGTGGCCAGCTTGTCAACGCTAATAATGAGCCAATTAAGGAGTAGCGCATGTTGAGAGCAGACGCAAGTGCATACCTAGTCGAAGAGTACAGAGACCTGGCCGATGAGGCTGAGTTCACCACAGATCAGACCACAAGCGCATATTCGGTAGCCATGGACATGTCTTTGAGGCAACTTGGCGTTGCGGAGGCTGCTCTCTCGACTGCGGATGTTGCACAAGCGGATGTTCTCAAATATCTCGCACTGCTCAACTACTACGCTCTTAATCGGTTTGCAAAGCTGCTCTCCATTCGTGTGGATACAGCAGCAGGCAACAATGCGATTAACACAAAGGACTCTCAGGCGTTCGATCAAGTGACCAAGCTCCAAACAAGAGCAGCTAGTGAGCTCACGTTCTATGGCATTAGTGTAGGTGGCATGCAGGCTTATGGTATGGGTCGTATCAATCTCGACATTCTTGAGCCAAGTACAACGAGGGAGTTTTAGCCATGGCTATCACTGATGCCAAGCTGGCCAAGCTCGGTCTTAAATTCAAAAAGAAGGCCATGCGAGACGACTGTGAGATCTTGAGCAAGGACACGACGCCAAATACGAGCGGTGGGTATGAGGTCAACGATTGGGTGGTCGTCGCTACGGTCAAAGCCTTGGTTACGCCTGGCTCAGGAGGGACTCGGGTTCCACCGCAGTCGGTTGTCGGTCAACAGATCGTTGTTGAGGCAGATGCGATCATTGATCTCCCATTCGGCACTGTGATCAAGGAAAACCAGAGGTTGCGCATAAAAGGCACGATATATCGCGTGGTAAAGCAGCTAAAAGGCTCATTCGATATAGCGTGCAAGGTAGCAGCAACATACTCGACATTGGATTAGAGGGAAGCATGAGTGAAACAGCAGTTAAGACTAAACAGTCTTGGCAAGATGCCATTGAAGAGGCTAGAGAACTTAGTCCTGCTATACGTGAGTGGATGGATTCTCTTGGATGGAAGAATGAAGAGATCATAGGCCTAGACCTGACTCGGCCTCTCTATCCGGTTGGAGCTGACGAGCAAGGTATCTTGACCTTCAAGCCAAGCAGCTACTTCATCATGACGGTGCAGAAGCGACCAAGTGAAGATGGGAAAGAGTCTGCAATCACAAAAGTTGCAATCTTTGGTACAGGAGAAGATGGCAAGCTTCAGTTGATGTGAGGGTAGCATGAGCAGCCTTGACATATCCGGTATTGATACCGTTCTCGCAAATGTAGACTACATTGTCGACAAATACGACAAAGATATCAAGAAGGTATTTCAAGAAACTGGCAAGCTTTGGGTGAGAGAGGCAAAATCTAGGGCAAGAGTGCGCACAGGACGCATGAGGGCAAGTGTTCAGTTTATTGCTACAGAATACGGTGGGTTGGGTATAGTTCCGGTAAATTATGCACGTTGGGTTGAATTTGGGACTAGAAGAAGCAGAGCATATCCTTTCGCTTTACCTGCATTTGCGATAGCAAAACGGTATCTTTGGACAGAGTTGAGGAAGCTATGAGTGAAGAGGTTAGCCAGACATCGCTACTCGAACTGCAAACAGCCATTGTTGCCAAGCTCAAAGCAAGCGCCACGCTCATGGCAATCATCACAGGCGTGTTTGACTTCGGTGCCGTGCCTGACGAACCTGATGAGATGCCTGACTTCCCCTACGTCACCATCGGCAATGCTCTAGAGCTGTCTCACGACGGTTTCAGCACACCTGGATACGATACGACTCAACAACTCGATATCTGGACAAACCAAGGAGGCTTTTGGCAGTGCTATCAAATATTCAATATCGTGCAAGGTTTGCTCAATAACAAGCCTCTCACACTAGATACGCTTCACCACGTGTATACCAACTATGCACGTTCTGAACCGTTACGTGACCCTGATGATAAGACTATCAGGAGACTAAACGTACAGTACGATACTTTCGCACAGGAGTTATGAGCCATGGCAACAGCAGCGAATCCAGTAGAGATTATGGTAGCCTCTGATGTTTTACACGACATCATGAACTTTGAAGAGTCCATCAAGAGGAACCTAGAGGATACGACCTCCTTCTCGCAGACCACACCAGGCACGACTGAGAGCCTGCCTACCACCTACGAAGCCGACTACAAGTTTAGCGGCTCTCTAAATGCAGCAGACAATGCACAAATTGCTCTGAGAACTGCCTTATTGAACGCTACTCTTGTAAGTATCACGCTTACTGCACAAGGGGAAGATCATACGTGTAGCGCATGGGTCAATGAGTTCAACTCAAAAGGCGAAACAAAAGGCAAAATAGACGTTGACATTGCTATCAAGGTAAACGGCGTGTTAACCATCGCGTAAAGGGGTAATACATGGCTACTCCTGCATTTAATACAAAGATCTATAAAAC